ATCGTCTTCTTCATCAATGTTATCAAATATTTCCCAATTTGTTATTCTGTTTATATTTCTACCTGATTTGTATTCAGGTAATAGATTTTTCCTATTGGTTGAGGAGCCGACACCGTCAAACACAACATACACACTGGTAGGTTCTATTTGACGGATTAAGGCACCTAATGAACGAAAGAATCCACCTAAGCCCCCCACATGAGTCCCATCAGGGTTAACTAAATTCAACATTGCAAAGTTTCTAAAGAACAGGTTTAGCCCATCTATAACTAAAACCCGGCTATGTTTATGCATTTGGATATCGGATCCTTGCTCGGAAACATTGTTTAGGAGCTTAAGTAAATCTTTTTTATTCATTTTAATCTGGTTCTACTATGAATGATTCTACATTAATTGTGTCTGATTCTTCTTCAATTAGGTCAAAATCTAACCCTCCTAGGATTCCTTCCCATTCATCAGCATGAGCATCTTTATAATTCTTAAGCGCTTTATCTGTGTCTTCGATGAATCCATGGGGAGTCATAATGATTCTACCTCTTGATTGAACACCATTGATGTGGTTTTTATCAATTTGGAGATTTGTACGTTTAGCAAATTCAACTTGCTTTCCTCCCTTAATAGCTTTCAACTTAGAAGTACCGGAATCAGCTATGTTCCCAAATGTTACAACGAATGTAGCATCAAACCACATTGCAAACCCACCTTTGTTCATCAATTTGGGCTGACCCATTGGAACTGTTGGTTTAGCTGCCCATACTTTGTTAATACAAACGAGTGTATTCGTGTATTTTGAGCTTTCTTTTCGAGACAATGTAATACGCTGATTAACATTGTTTCCGAATTGGGTTGACATGGCTCCTGCGTTCCATTCATTGTTGTTTTTGTTTGATTTAACGGACATTTCACAAGGAACTGATCCAATAGAATCCCACAAAAATAGTAGATCGTAAGGTAAATTACCTTTTTTCTGTTCGTCTAGTAAGTCTAAAATAAAAGCAGCTACATCCTCAATGGTGTGGATAGTTTCTCTATCAACATAAATAAAATTTCCAGTGTAATCTACAAGTTCACCTGTAGTTTCATCAAAGATTTCATTTACTTCGAATCCCATCATTTTAGCATGTTCCCATGACCACTTCATCTCAGTGATAATGAAAACAGGCAAAACACCCATTTTCTGACCATTAACGGCAGCCTCTAATAGAGCTGTTGTTTTACCCGTATCTGAATGCCCTCTAAGCAATACAATATGCCCCAAAGGTATTCCAGGAACTGATGTTACTTCCTGGAATGCTTTGGAAAGAGGTATCCATTTTTGGTCTTTGAATTTGACTGTTGAGGATAATCCTTTTTTATTCTTAAACTTACTTAAATCGAACCCAGATTTTAGTTCAGCACTAACAGCTTCTGAGAGTGATTTTTTTGTTTTAGCCATAACTTATTTATTTTTTTAAAATGGAAGATCATCTTCTTCTTCAAACAACGCATCAAACTTTTCTACCGGTTTTTTCAAATCTTTTTTCTGTGATAAACTAAAATTTGATTTTGGTGTTTCTGTAATGTCGTCGTCAAAGTCTTCTGCGTCTTCTGAAACAATAGTATCTTCCTCTTCTTCAGGGGTGATGAAGTTTTGAAGAATTGCTTTCAAGTCCTCAAATGATTTCTTGAATTTACCTTGAATTTCAAGGATGTTTGGTTGATCCTCTAACCATTTTTCAATAGTAGATGCATCTTTTGAAAGAGGTGAATCTTTTCTTTTAGGGCGAAGGTTAGAAATTACAAATCCTTTACCTCTATCATTAGGTACGGCCTCAATTGTAAAATCAAATCCTTCATTAATGTCTGTAAAGTCACCATAATCTTCATCGTCTGCTAGAGCCAACAATTGTAGATAGATTTCTTTACCGAATTCCCACATTCTTACTCCTTTTTCTTCTTCTCCACGAACTACAACAGGAGCAAATACTCTCATTTTTGGATCAATTTTCTTAGCTAATGACCAATTTTCCTTGTCATTAGTTCCACGTAGTTGCTTTGCAAATTCTACAATTGGATCTTTTTCACCCCAGTTAATAGGAGAGACCATTGTGTTTTTACCGATACCATAGTGAAAATACATTTCGGTGAATGGGTTGAGCTTATTGTACTTAGAAGGTACAACACGAACAATTTGTTTGCCAACAGATGGCTTCCAAAACACTGATTTCTTTTCACCCGATTTACCGGACGATTTTGACTGCATTGCTGAC